ATAGCTAAGTTTGTCAGCTGCAGCAACTGCAGTAACATCACCAGCTACAATACCATTAGTGGCATCGAATCTTCTATGTCTATTAGAAGTTGGGGCTGTTATATCCGATCCAAACGCTAGATCATTAAGGTTTTGTCCTGAGTTCATTACAGGTCTTAATGCGCCATTGTTTTTAAGGTTATAGCCTACTCCACTTAGAGTTAAGAATGCTAATTGGTCCATTCTGTCAGCCATTGCATAAGCAAGTGCGTCTCTTGAATGTTCCCTAAAGTTCACAACAGATTTTTGATCAGCCAATCTACCAGATAGTCTGTTCGCGAATCTTAATTGATCAAGTTGTACAACTATGTCGTAAGCTCTTAGTGCCTCTTCATTACCTTCTAAAGTATTGTCACCAACGATACCATCACCAGTCATGTCAGCTAAAAGTGTTAATACAGCTCTAGCTCCTTTTTCTGATTGAGTAAGTTCAGATATTCTCTGAACCATTGCGTTAGATCCGCTACCTGCGAATTGGTTAATGAAAGACATATTTCTTGCAACACGCCAAAAATCTCTAGACCAGATCGTTAATTGTTCACTGGTTAGAGAAGCAAAGTTAGTATTTGCCATGATAATATCTCCTTATCATTAAAGTTTAATAACCAGTCGACTTTTGGAGCGACTTTTATCCGTATACCCACTATCGTGCGGGAAACGCTCTCGTTATTTACGGAATACGAATCCGGTCAGTTTAACGCCATGACAGGCGAAAACGATTTTTTACAGGAACGACCCTGGTCAATTATCGTATTGACGGACGAACTTACTTAATTTATACCACAGTTTATCCGAAATCTCCACGCATTCTACGTAAAGTTTCATCGGGTAAAGCATTAAATTCATCAGAAGATAGCAGGTCAACATCTACTTTTTTCTCAACTTTATTCTTACCTTTTAGGGCAGGAGGTTGTGATTCTGCAGCTTGTAACTTTTTAGTAGTGTTAGCTACTTTTTTCTGTTGTGTAACTTTTTGAGATACTACAGGAGCAGCTTGTACTTCAGGTTCAGGTTTTACTACGTAACTAGCAGCTTTTTCTAAAGCATCTGAACCACTAAACCCCTGGATCATAAATGCATCTCTTAAATCCATAACTTCTTGAGTCAAACCAGCATCATAAGTTGCGCTAGTTTCATCTAGTTGAGGAAAAGCAGCTTGTAGTTCTGCAGCTTTATTCTGTAGAGCTACGGCTTCAGTACTTTGTTGAACAGTTTGTCCCATTCTTTCTTGTACCTCAAACAGCATAGTTTGTCTTTCTGCATCTCTTATCTCTGCGCGTAGCGCAGCCGCTTTTTCAGCTTCACCATTTAAAATATGTTCTTGGTATTCTATTTCTTTGGTAGAAAAATCATACTCTGGTGCTTTATCTACAGTTTCTACAGGGTTAGTAGCTTCTTGTAATTGTTTTTGTAAAGCTTTTTGTTTTGCTAGGACCTCATCGAACCTAGACTTTGGAATCATAGGTTCTTTGTCAAGCTTTTGCGGTGTTGGTTCAACAGGTTGTTGTGTATCTGTCTCATGTTCTCCCAATAGCTCTTCTTCTCCCGAATTTTCTGCAACTTGCTCTTCAACTTCAAGTTCTTCTGTTTGTGTTTCCTCTTCAAGCTCTTCTGCTGGTTCTTCTTCAGCCTTAAGCTGTTCGACTTCTTCAATTTCTGCCTCCTTGGGAAATTCTACTTCGTCTTCCTCGTCTTGAGGAGTTTCAAAATTCATATCGACTTCAAACGGTTTACTCTCTTCTTCACTTATAGGGTCTGCACCCGGCATAGTTTCAAAGACAACTTTATCGTCTACTTGGTTTTCTACTTCTTTATTTGCCATTGTTATTACCTCCTGTAGGTTTCATGGCCGCAGCCGCCATCTTGGCAGCAGCTGCAGTATCGCTCTGGTCTTTACGCATTTGGTTAGTTAGCTCTGAAAGCTTCTCACGTAATCCGAGTTCTTCTCGCTTAGATTGAATTTTACTTTGTAATTCAGCAACCTTCAACTGTGGATCCATTTGTGTACTTTGTGCTTTAGCCATATTAAGCTCTGCAGATGTTTGTAAGTTGGTAACTTCTGCTTCTAGTTTAGCAATTTCAAGCTGCGTACTTCTGATTTGTGATTCCATTTGGAATTGTTGTAGTTGTACTTGTTGTTCAGTAGGCGGAGCAGTTCCTTCTTGTTGTCTTATTCTGTCTGCTATATCTGCTTTTCTAGACAAGTGCGAATACTCTACTATCATATCATTTGGTATAGGTACTCCAACATTTCTAAGCTCAATGGCCTCTGCAAACTGCATTTCATCAAAGTTATCTCTAGCAGGAGCAGTTCCAACTATTACATCATATTCCCCTAGCGTTAAATCATTTACAACTTCGCCTTCTGGGGTCATTTCGTTAACTCTTAATTTTTCTCTAGGTTTGTACGGGTCAGATTCGTCTGTTATTTGAATTATTCTTTCTTCTGTATAATAAGACTGTACAAGTTGTAGTATTTTTTCTGCTAAATACTGCCTAGTTTTTGCTAAATTGTCTAACGGCACTTGTAGCAACATAGAGCCTCTGTTTTGTTTAGCATTAATAGCTACGCCCGAAACTTCTGGGCTATCTAGTCCTAACATAGCGTCTGTTATGCCGCTTATTTCTTTTATATTCCTAGCAGCTTTTTGTCCTATTCTATCTAACCCAGTAGGTATTTGGTTAGCTTGTATTTTAGCTGGAGGAGTAGATCCTCTGTTGTATTCTAGTACTAACCCTGTTTCTGCTCCGTGTTCTTCTAAATCATCTGCGGTCATACCAGATAAAGACCCGCCTTCTACAATCCAGCCACTATTAGCTGTTGTATTTACAATGTGTAATTCTTGAGAAGTAATCTTGTTTAGCTGTTCTTGAGGTGATAACAAGTTTCTTACCATCCCGAACGGTTTACCTCTTCTAAAATAAGGAAAGAACGGCACGAGCGTAAAGTGTTCATAAGGGGACCAGTCATCGAATAGTATTACAGTATCCGCTGACACCGTCCAACGAACCTTTCGCATTTTTTTCTCTATGATATCTAATCCAAACTGATCAGCAAATCCTTCTCTTTTCTTTTTAGTCCAGTTATAAGGAACTAATCTTTTATCTCCGGTTACAGGATCTACATAGTACATGCAGTCTTTTAGCCGGTAATATTGTCTTTCTATAACTCTTATAGACCTGAGTGCACGCGCATTTTCTGGGTCCCCAGGGTATTGTTGTCCGTAATTATGTTCGTCTGTATCTCCATACCGTTCTTCTTCAAAGTCCATAGAGTCAGCGCCTAAAGTAGTACCGGTTTCCGCTAGTAACCTAAGTTGGTCTGCTTCTTTTTGCCCATATGTTTCTTCTATTTCATCTAAGCTCATCCACTTAGTTTCAAATATTTCATTCCAAGTTCTTGGGTCATAATGCTTGGCGTCTGGGTCTATAAGTATATCTAAAGGGTCTTTAGATTCTATTCGTACTTCGCCGTTTACGTGGTCGTCAAAATCTACACGTACATCAAACCAGCCGCGATCTTGTATAAGACCGTCAGAAAAAACCTGAGCTTCCATCCAGTCTAACTTATTGTTATCGGATATTTGTGCGTAAACTTTAGTTAGTACGTCTGCAACATCTTGGTTGCCTCCGCCCCTAGGTTTAAATTGTATGTCTGCTTTTTTTGTACTTTGTTCCGCTAGTACTGCATTTACAGTGGGTAAAATGGTATTAATAGTTAGAGCCGGTCGGCCCTGGTCATCTAACTGCTGCATATCAAATTCGTCCCATTGTTCGCCCCTGTAATACGCATCGCATTTTTTTGCTAAATCTACATAGTCTTCATGGCCATGATCACGCGCACGGGTGTATGCGTTCCACTGGTTTTTTGCCAGAGTCAGCTGTTCCGCTTTTGATAAATTTTTCTTTGGTTTCTTACTGTATGCCATATTACGCACTCATTGCCGATTTCTTTTTCGGCCCTTTCGCTATTAATTCTAACCTATCTCTCCACGAAGGTATATGCTCGGGAGCTTCATAAAAAGTAGCAAACTCCATAATCATTAAACCAACCCAAGCTAATGCATCAACTTGGTCATCGTGTACCCCGTTTGGAAAACGTAAAAGCTCAGCAATCATTGGACCTGTCCAAACAGAATCTTCAGGGAAGTAAACTTTACCCTGTTGCATCCTACCTTGTATAGCTCTCGCTCTAGCTTCTTTATCTCGTCTCCCTACTTTTAAATCTTTAAAATACGCAGAATGTAATCTACGTTCTGCAACACGTTTCTCTAAGAAAGGCCCAATAGCCATTTCTATATGTCCACGCTCAATGCCTACTATGCCAGGTCGCCATTGTTCGTACAGATCTAGTATTTTCTCTACTAGTTCGTACCCGTCATATTTACCACGAACGAGGTCTACTACAAACATGTTATCATACTCATCTATACCTACGACAATTCCTACAGAAAAATCGTTCCTGTCTCTTTGTCCTATAGCCAAGTCCCACGCGCAGTAATAACGCATCTTATCATACTCGATCTCATCCGGTTCATAATATCTAATCATATCTCGAGTAAAATAATCACCTTCATCTGATACCGGATTCTGTTGATACAACGCAGTCCAGTCTCTGGGACCGATAGCCCTTTGTATCATTTCTAAAGATTCTACATTATATCGTTCTGGGTGCAGAGGTTCTCCCGCTAAACGGAACTCCTCATCTTCTTCTGCTATTGCAGGATATTTAACCACTTCCCAGGCATCCGCACCTTTTTCTGCATGTTGAAGAAGGCGACCTGCTAGATCATCATCGTGCCATCTTGTAAGAATAACTAATATACCTCCACCTGGAGATAAACGAGTATAGGCAGTAGATGTGTACCAATCCCAGGTAGCCTCACGGCTGTTTTCTGATTCTGCATCTTCTCTGTTTTTTACAGGGTCATCGATCAAAAGTACGTGCGCACCTTTACCTGTGATACCACCACCAACACCAGCTGCTACATATCCGCCGCCTTGGGTTGTTTGCCATGATTCTACAGACTGTGAATCTTTATCTAACTTAGTATCTTCAAATACATTTTTATAATTAGGTTCTCTTAAAACTTGACGTACTTTTCTAGAGAAGCTCATGGCTAAAGATCCGGAATACGAACAACTTATAAACTCGTGCCCGGGGTTACGTCCGAGATGCCAAGCAGGGAAGGCGATACTAGCTAGTGTAGATTTTCCATGTCGAGGAGGCATGAAAAGCATAAGCCTTGGGGATTTCTTATTTTGCACATCTTCACTAAACTGTTCGAGCCTTTGACAGATGTCTTTGTGCACCCAACCTGCTTGGTAATCTGGATTAAACTTTTCTACAAAAGGCAGCATGCGTTTTCGTGACAAAATACGTTTTGCCAGTTCTTGTTCTGCACGAACTTGCGCTTTTTGTTCTTTCTTAGCTTGTTTGTTTTCTTGAGTTGCGGGTTGTGGCAAAGCGTCCGATTCATCCGCCGCGCAGTACACACATAGCCCTTTTGGTAGTACTAAGTTGTCTGCTAAAAGCTTTTTACACTTATAACACTCTATTTTACTGATTTCTGTCACTAGTTAGCATTTCCAACGCCTACGCGCTTGTCTAATTCTTGAATTTGGGTCATTCCTTGTTTTAGCCGAGCTTCGTTTTAGTTGTCCTGCTGATCTAGCGCAATAAGACTTCCTTCTCTTAGCTGCTTTACTACCTTTTTTAACTTTTCCTGTAACCGCAGTCTTTAATTTAGATCCAGGGTTCGCTTTTCTGTATGCAGCAACACCTTTTTTGGTCATTCCTGCGCCAGATTTGGTTTTTCGGTAATTACCGCCTTTTCCTGTTGTTTTTCTTATTGCTTTTGCTGGTTTTCTTGGCATAAGTTCTCACATTTGTTGGTTTTCCGCCTACT